TACTTTAGGTAAACCATTACCTATGTTGTCTAGGAACTCTAATGCCCAAACTTCCCTTGAACCAACACCAGGTAGGAAACCATTAGCTGTAACTAAGTTAAGTGCAGACAAAAATCCTGCAGGTCTTACTCTTACACCTTGTTGTCTTAAATCTTCTCCAAAGAAATTCTTTTGTATTACATTAAATGGGTCAGGGTAAGTAAACATACGCTTACCAGTTACTGGGTCTTTAAAGAAAAAGCCCATCTCTGCATCCCAAGGTTTATTTTCATCACCTGCGTCAAAAGCAATTCTTGACCTATTAAATTTTTGTGGACCTTGACCCATTAAAGTTCCCCAAGTCTTATAAACCTCTGCACCTATTTCTGGAAATGGAATATAAGAAGATAAAGCATCAGAGAACTGATGTCTTGATTTAGTACTATATAGTAAATCAATAACAGTTGTTCCTGCTTTTTTACCTAGTATATTCATTAATACATCCATATCTTGTATCTCATCAAGGAAACCAACTTCTCTTTGTGCGACTATTTTATCAACAATTTCTTGTAATATATTTTCTCCAAACTTACTACCTCGTAGTGATTGTTCAGCACCTTTTAGAAAATCCATAGCTAAATCTTCTGTCATAGTTGGTATAGCTTCCATGCCATGTTCATAAATACTCCACCTGTACAATGGGTCACGATTAGCAATATCAGATGGTCCAGTTAAAAATACATTGTATAGTTTTTCTAATATATCATCATATTTTGCACCTAGTCTATCTGCATCAAATTTGTTATTTAAACTATTAAATGCACCATTAATTCTGTCTGGAAATATATTGACATCTTTTTTAAATATCTTCCATATATCGTTATAGAATTTTGATGTCTGTCCTTTAATACTTTTAATACCAGAACCTTGTGTAGCTAATATCCAACTCTCTAACCAATCAGTACCATCTGCAAATCCACCATTTTTAAGAAAGTTTAATGCAGAGGATGATGCACTATCTACGCCATATTCGTACAATGGATAAACCTTAACACCATCTCTAAACCTTATTTCTGTAGCCCAATCTTCTGTACGCATTGTTCCAGTCAATGGGTCTTTGATTTTGTATTCACCACCGATATGTCTTGATATTCTATAACCAAGTGCCTCTAAGTTATTACGCAAAGCTACAGGGTTAGCTAGTTCTTCTTTAGCTTGTCTACCTCGTAAATCAGCTTCTTTGACTAACTTAGTCATTACTTGTTTACCATCATAGGATTTAAGCAACCACTCTATTGTGCTGTCTATGCCATCATTTAATAATCTTTGTGTAATAGGGTTTTTAGCTAAGAGTATTGTTTGATGTATCCAATTTCTTATATAATCTTGGTCTATAGCTCCATTAACAATTTTGTCGTAACTAACAAAAGCACCATCCAATGCTGTGTTGTTAACTGGTTCAAAGAATTGTGACAAAGCCTTTCTTGACATAGCTTGTAAGTAATCTTCTTGTAAAGGTAGCCAACTACCATCAGGAGCTACATTAGCTACACCTCGTTTTGTTCTTTTTATAACTTTTGCTACATCAAAGTTTGTATCAAATAATGCTTCCATAATTTGTTTTCTAACAACAATGTCATTAGTAGCAGCATCTCTTAATAATTCTTTATTAGGTGATTCTTTGTTAACAAACCACATAAGATTATCACCTGTGTCTATAGCTTTGTTCCATCTTGACAATTCTGTAGAATCTAAGAAGTTTTTTAGCCAAACAGCATTTCTTGTTTCGTCTGGTATAAAAGCACTGAGTTGTTTACCTTTGATTCCTAATGTTGCTAAACCAACAAGAGCTTTTTCTATAGACTTAGTAGAGGTATCTTTAAGTGGTGGTATTGTAACTGATACATCTATGTAAACTCTGTTATCTGTTTTGTCTAACCACCAACCTAATACATGATTTTCTTTTCTTAAATACTTTTGTCTTAGTGGTGCTTGTGCATCTTCTACTAAGTAATTAATTAACAATGGTTCTATAAGTTCCTCTACAGGTGTCCCAATAGGTTTATCTAAAGTTACTGCCATTTCTTCTACATTAAATGAATCTCCTAGATTTTTATATGGACTTACAGCGCCAAACTGTGCAGGGTTGACCTCTCCTGTTTGAAGGTTTATAGAACCTCCATTAGGATTGTCTGATATTACTTTACCAATAGACCTACCATCATTTGCTTTTTCTTTTATTGCACCTTTGTATATTTTAAGTGATTTTACAGGTTCGATATTTAACTCTCTAAATATAAAATCTCTACCATCATTACCATTTAAAACCCATGAAACATAATCATCAGATGCCATACCATATTCGTTAACACCTATCTTCATGTGTTTAAGTAATCGTTCTACTTGTGGGTATTCCATTTGTGCAGCTTTTACAAACTCTGGACCAAGAATTTCCTCCATCATAGGCATTTCTCTTTTTTTAATTCTTGTTCCCCATAGCACATCACCATAAGCATTCTGCATTTCTAGTGTTGTTCCTTTAGTCATTTTTACTGCATAGTAAGAAAGCGGATGATTAAGTCCTACACGAGAACCACTGAATATAATACGCAACATTTCTTCTGGTATAACTCTTGCTATCAGTGCAGGTCTAAGCATCCATACAGGTTTAAGAACTTTTTGTAATAGATAATCTTCATACATAGCTCCTAATGTTGTTTGTCCACCAGGTGTAGCTCTTTTAGTTCTTGGGTCAGTTTTAAGTTTTCTACCACCAAGTCTTTTGATTAATCTATTAGTAACCTTTTCAGTAGGTTCATCAATAAAATTTCTAAGATTAGATTTTTTAGTGCCTATAACATTTCTCCATAAAGGAAAAAATCTTTCTAGTTCTGCATAATCAATCAATGTTATGTAATTATCAACATACTCTGAAATCATTTGTGCAGTTGGTACAGCTTCAAATACTGTTTCATCTTTACCAGTTTTTGTTTTAGTTTTTGTTCTTACTTTAAACTTAACTCCTGGATACGCTAATTGTTTTCCACTCTCTTCTGTAGTCATGTATCTTTTTAAATCTGACTCATTAGCTAAAAATTCCATAGATTCTTTTATTTCATCTTTAAAATCTGCTAAGTCTGGATTTCTTTCTACAATTTTTTCACCAATATCTTTATAGACTTCTTTTACTGTTTCTAACATATCTTGTGGATTATCAGTATCTAGGATTTGTTCCATATATTTATTTCTTGCATCATTAGTAAATCTTGCAGATTTCATAATGCCATCTAAGTTTCTAGCACTTTCTCCAATATTTTTACCTGATAGTTGTTTACCTGGTGCTAAGTCAAAGTATCTACTCATTCTTCTTGGAATAGATGAGCGTAAATCTCCACCTACTCCAATTATTCCTGTAAACAAATTGTCTGCTGCTGTTGGATTAAAAACTGCTGCAACTTTGTTAGCTTGTTCCATAAGTTTTCTAGCTCCACCAACATCAGTATCTTTACCTAATAATTTTTTAGCTATAAGGTTAGAACCTTCTCCCAATAGATTTGGTTGTATAGGTAATTTTAATTGATTACCTTCTGATATAGCTCTTACAACATCATCATTAACACCATAACGCAACTTCATAGCGTCATCAACACCTGCTAAATTACCATTTTGCATTAATGATGTTAAAACTGTTTTCATAAAGTTTTTATCGTCAATGACAGTAAGCAACCTAAGTAACTCTACAGGTGCTTTGTTTAATCCTGGCATATCCATCAATGTAGCTAAATCAGTATTGGCAACAAAAGCATCAAGAAGTTTATCTCCTCTTTTAGTATTCAGTACTTGTGTTGCTGTACGACCAAACATTAATTTTCTAGCTTCTTTTGGTGAAATTACTTTTGATGTACCATCTGATAGTTGCATAGTTCCACCCTTGATTGTTTTAACAAATTGATTTATTAGTGGAATGTTTTTTATATCATCTCCAACCTTTATAGTTTTAAATGCTTGTTGCATACCATCATCAACTAAACTTCTTAGTCCTAACTTCGCACCAGATAAATAACCTAGAGCAGCATTGGTTGGGTCACCAAATACCCTAAAAGCACCATCTAAAGCAGCAGAACCAATAGCGTATCCTAAATCATCTTTAGTAAAGAATTGACCTGCAACTACTCTACCTGGTGATATGTTTACTTTTCCTGCTTTTCTTGTTTCTGTTTTAAATTGATTTTCTTTTTGCTCAAAGCGTTCTGTTATGGGTACACCATAAATTTCTTCTGCTTCTGCGTAGGCATCTCTGTCTGCAAGACCAGACCTTTTTAAATCTTTGTATCCCTGTGTTTCTTCTATTGGTGTTGAGGAGGGAAAATATCCTTTTCCTAAGTTAAGAGGTCTACCTGCTTTTATTTCATCATAAGCTAAGTTAAACTCTGTAGGACCATAAGCATCTTTGCTTTCTTTATATACATCAGCAAACTTATCTCCTACTAAAGCTCTTCTTACTCTGTCTGCTGCTTTATCTCCATCTACTCCTGGAATGAAACTAGCAGCACCTGTTAATCCACCAATAAATGTGTTAGCAGCAACTGCTTGAAATTTGTTAGTTCCTGTTTCATCTGCAGCAACAATAGAAGATTTGAAGTTTCTTGATAATGGTTGAAAGCCAAGGTCTAACATTAATAAACCTAGTTGTGATGCTCTTTTACCTTTTGATACTTTATTAATCGCTTGTTGATTTTGTTTAATAACAACATTGTTTTGTCTTTCAGCTAACTGTAAAGCTAAATCTGAATCGTGTTGTACACCAAGCATAGCTCCATACATAACAAGTTTTGCATCCATGTTTGGGTACGCTTTTGATATGTTTGCAGCATTTTGTGCTATTTCAGGTGTAACTGTATTTTTAAAAAAATCTAATTCGTTTAAATTTGCTTTTGTATTATCAGCTAGATATGACTCTAACTCTGGAGGACCAAATAATATTTGTCTGTAGTCTGCCATTAAATACCAAAATAATCTTCTGGGTCTTTCCCTAATTGTGGTTGTGGCACAATATCTTCGGCTAGTAGTTCGTCAAATATAGGGTCATTAGTTAAGTTTTTAGCTGTTATTAAAAAGTTTTGTAATGTGTTTGTAGGTATAACTCTTGGTCCATTACTACCAGGACCTACAGGTATACCTGCTGTGTTTGGTTCAAATTGTTTATTTGTAGGTGCAGATAAATTTATAGGTTGTGGGATTCTACCAACATTAGGAGGTCCACTTGTTAAAGCAGCTTCTTTGTCAACTGGAGGTGCTGAATCTATTTGAGCTTGTATAGCAGCAGTCTGTCCTGTTGGGTCGCCTTCCATTCTTGTAGGGGCAACAATATCTGCATAAGCTCCACTGCCTGTCATGTCAGTTTCTTGTGTCAATGCACTTGGTTTTCTACCTCTAGGCAAAATCATCTCCTCCATCTACATTAAATCCTAATTTAATATTTATATAAACACCTGGTATTGGTGTAGGGACAATAAAGTGATTTATAGGTACATCTTCTTTGCCAACAAGGTCAGTAAATATAACTGTATCTTCTAGCTCTACCTCATCCCAATCTTCACCATTGATAATGTCATAAAATTTTTGATTAACAATACTTTCTTCCATTATGCTCCTTCTGGTTGTGGTTGTTGTCCCAAAGCTCCTAATACTTGTTCTATACCAACTGGTGATTGACCTAGACCCATACCTTGTGGTTGAGGAACTCCTTGTTGTTGTAACAATGCAAGTTCTTCAGGACTTGGTTCTTCACCTTGTGCTGTATAAAATTTATCTAGTATCTCTGCCATTTGTGATGGATTCTTTCTTATTTCTATTGCTGCCATTGTAGCCTTGTTATCACCTTGTGCAGCTTGTGCCATAAGAGATTCAAACAATACAGTTTCTGCTTTTTCAGCGTGTATTCTTTGTTGTATTTTCGTAATGTTATCTAATCCATCCATGTTTTCTTGTAATGTCTGTGTATCAATAATGCCCTGTTGTTTTAATTGCAACCCTGTAATTATTTTTTGTGGCTCATCAAATCCTGCCATTACTCCATACACTCTTCTTGTTTCATACATTTCTGATATATCACTACCAGGTATGTATGTTTCTTTAAAAGCTGTGCCATTGTGCATACCTGCTATTGGTTTACGCTTTGTACTAAACAATGCTTCGTCATATTCCAGACGCTTTGAGTCAAGTTGCTCAATGGCTTCTTTAAGTACAGTCTGATATTCTCTTACATGAAGAGATGCTGACTGACCTAATTCTTCTAATCCTCTACCAGTAACAAATGAGTTAGGTGATTGTCCATCATCAGATACTGGGTAAGCTGCACCAAGTCTGAGATGTCTTTCTAATCTATCTACTTGTTGAAATAATTGATATGGCAAATTGTTAACAGGTTTTGATACAGATGAGCCAGGTGTGAAATAGTTTACAGCACCTCTACCTTTTCTATACTTACCTGATTCTATTTCTCCAACAATGTTTGTTTCTGTAAACACTGCATCTTCCATAGCAATAGTTCCAAGTATATTAATCTTTGCCATGTTCGCCATAAGTCCTGTAATGTGTTGAAACTGACTTTGCATTTGGTCAAATGAATATCTTTTTGCTACAACGAAACAAGGACCTGATTTTAATATGTTTGGCATAAAGTCTATTATTTTATTGTTCTCAGGTAAAAATACATAAGTACCTTCTTTATCTCTAAACTCTACAACTACTTTTCCTTGACCAGTTGAGTTAGCCCAACTGCCTTGTCGTTCAGTTGTTTCTATAAGAACTGAGTATGCACTTTCTTGTGCTGTTTCGTTTTGTGCATAAATGTACTGTTTAGCTTCAGGATATTGTTCAGCAAGTATGCCATGAGGTACTCTACGAATAATTGCTAATTCGTTAGGTTCTTGGTCGTTGCCAAAGTTACCTGGATAACAATTGAAAGAATCTTGTAGTTCTGCATAAGGGTATGGATTATCATTTCTATCTCTTTTGTGGTTTATTGTCCATACAACAAAACCATAACCTGGCAACCATCTAGCTGCTTGTGGTAGTTGTTTATGTAGTTTATTAAATTTATCGTATGAAGTAACAATTCGTTCTATTTTTTCTGATTTCTTTTTTGCTCTTTGTGAGTCATTGTCATTAGTTATATCTACTTTTAAATCTGGCGCTCTACCTAATTTCTGTGCAAATCTCTCTAGCGCTGTTAAAAATAAGTTAGGTGCAGGTAGTTGATTATATTCAACATTCATTTTGTCACCAAGTAGCGCTTTTACTGCTGCTTCACCACCATTCATAATGTCACGAATCCTAGACCTATCTAACATTCCCTCTTGATTTATAGCTCGTAAGTAATCTACTTTTTGTGCTAATTGTTCGCTATTTAAAGGCATTTATCTCCAATTATCTATATCTATACTACTAGGTTCATACCCAGAAAAGCTAGGATTATAATCATACCCTAACTCAGCAAATCGTTCTTTTTGCATACGCCTAATTGCTCTCATTGGAAACCAACTAGCCATAACAATGTCAGTTTTAGTACCCACGCTTTTACTCTTGTTCTTTGCAGAACTAAAATAAACTAACTGACTTGTATATAAGTTTACCTTTTCTTGTGCTTCAAAGCTAAGATATGGCAAAGAAATTTTTTGTTCTTGAAACATTGGTCGCATAGCTGTAACACCATACATAGGGTCAAATTTGTTCTTATAAGTTTCGTGACCCTCTAAAAATATTGCATGACCTGATGCAAACTCTCTAATAGATTTGTCCTGTCTAATAGCTTTTTGAAAACCATTTTCTTCTATTACCCAATGAGATACATTGTACTTCATCCACCATTCTTTTATAATGTCTAATGCTTGTGGTATACCTCCACCTAAACTATTGTTCATATCTACCATGTGTAATTTATTTTCTGCAGCATCATAAGCCCACAAAAACGCAGCTTGATAACCTGTAGACGCAGGGTCTAGTCCTGCTATAAGTCTTGTACCTGGTGGTATGTGTCCTATATCTCTTTTTTGGTCACGACATTCCTCTATCTCTACTCTGTCAAACAAAGCAAGTCCATCAGGCATAGCTACATTCAAATACACCATTTCGTATATTGCTCTACCACCTGTAGTTTCTGCTCCTCGTTTTCTATCCATTAACCATTTGTAAGTTCTTTTACCTTGCCACAACATACAGTCCTGGTGTTTGTCCTCTTCCCAGTCAGGTAAATTACATCCTGTATCATGTGCTTCTTCTACAATAGTTTTCCAAGATTCGTTTTCTAAAAGATGTGAATATAAATCGTCATAGTGTTGTCTTGAACCGATAACAACCATAGCGGTGTGTTCCTCTTTACGACTAGAGAGAGTTGTTGTCCACCAACTTCTTGTATTTTCTCTTGATGCAGGTTGCATTGTAGATGTGTGGTCCTCAATGTCATCAGCAATAATTATGTCACAGTCACGAGATAGAATCTTACCACCACGACCAAGACCAACCATTGTCGGACTCTTGATACCTGTAACTGTTCTCGTACCTACAGTAAATCCACTTTGTGACCAAGACTTACCTGTTCTACTACTTGGTTTAAATTTAGGTCCAGGTCCACATATTTCTTCTATTAATAATTCGTTACTTTCAAGTTGGTCAAGTACAGAACTTACTGCGTTCTTTGCAATCTCTTCGTTACCACCTACCCATAAAATACGAATGTTTGGTGTTGTACAAATTATCCATACAGCAAAATGTATAAGCAAATCAGTCTTACCATGTCGAGGCGGAGATAATATCATTTGTTGTTCACCATGTTTTATAGCTTCTAAAATAGAATTAATCCACTTAATGTGAAAGTCTGGCGTTTCGTATGGTTCGCCTTTTTCTGTTTGAAAATATCTATCTCTAAATTTTCTAAAATCTTCTAGTGATTTCTCTGCTACTTGTGGAAGTTCCCAACCATCTTTAGCTTCATCATTTTCTAAATCTTCTATGTATGCGTTGTATGCCATAGAAACTGCAGCTACAGATGTTTTAAGTATCTTGGCTACATCAGACATAGTGTTTTTACCTTTTAGTATCTCTTCGCCTAAACCTGATTCGACAATATCTTTATAAACTTTGCCTCTTCGTTTTTGTACATTTTTTTTGCTAGGTATAACTAACTGGTCATCTTCCTGTGTCCACTCTATACCTTTAGCTTTAGCTCTTTTCTTTTGTTGTGAAATTCTGTTGTAACAACGAGTAGAACAATACTTTCTCGCTTTAGGAGGTAATGGTCTGTGACAACCTGCAGCATAACAAAATTTATTATCTGCCATAATTATCACATTCTTTGTTCTTACACTTCATGTCGTCCTTTGGTAGCAACACCTCTCCACATCTTGGACAGGGGATTATAATACTCAATTATTTTTTCTTACTAGTTGTTTTCTTTTTTTTCTTAGGAAATCCTGCCTTCATATTAGCATACGCTTTAGGACTAATTGTAGAGTTCTTTTTAGACCTACTTGTCCCTGCTTTTTTCCTTTTATTCATATTGTGGTATAAACCTTTTTTAGCTGCCATTTACAACACCTTTCCATTTAGCGCACCATGCAAATGATTGCACTGTTGCTTTCCATAGTGTACAGTATCCTGAAGGTTCATAGAAACTACAGTTACTACATTTCTGATTAGCTTTAGGTGCTAGTTGATACTTCTTAGGTAAATTACTAGATAACTGTTCTTGGTTGTTTATAGCCATAGCTCACCAAGCTCTGCAAGACCAATACCTTGCTGTGGTTTTGTCAGTCGCGGTATCGCATTTATGTCTTGCTCTAAAACTCTTACGAGCTTCAGGATTATCTTTTCGTATTTCCATGTTAGGGTCACCAAACATTACCTTAATTACTTTGTCACCCTTTTTAACATAGACTTTAGATTTCTTACGACCATACCCAGGTTCGCCTTTACCTATTCTAGAAGGTGAATTTAATTTAACTGACTTGCCTTGGTATGTAGCCATTATCTACCTGCTATTAATTTTCTAGACATTCCGATTCTTTTGCGAAATGCATCTAGTTGTTCTTTTTCTTTTTTAGAATATTTATAAAAAGTTGTTATATTACCAAATGTAATTTTTTTAATTTTTTTACCATCTTGTACATAAACTTTGTATGTTTTTGCTCCATACTCTGATTCATTTTTAGCAATTCTAGTAACTTTATTTAACTCAACTGACTTACCTTGGTATGTAGCCATTAGTAACCTTTTTTCTTTTTCTTTCCTTTGGAAACTTTTTTCTTTTTTACTTTATATTTCATACTGTCACTATATCACAAAACCTCCCCGAAGGGAGGTTCTGTCGTACAGTCTGTCCATTTACTGTAATGAAAAATATGAAAGTTCACAAAACTATTACATCTCTTTACACCAGTACACCATATACTTTTGTTACTTAAAGATGAAAAGTTTTCTTTCTTTTCATAAATTGAATTGTATCCTCATACAATTGCCTGGATTTTCCAGGTATAAGTACTATAGTCGTCCCCCCGAATTAAGTGAGAAAAAATTTTTTTTTTTTTTAAGTATCTTATGTCCACCTATAGTAAAGCCTCACTTGCGTGAGGCTAGTACTATACAAACAAAGAAAGGAGGGCTATATATTAATCCAGAAGGATTGATTTATATTGCCTTTC